TCCTGTTTTGATTGAAGGTAAACAAGGACCCACAGGTAAAACAACTCTTTGTCACGAATTAGAAAAATTGGGGATTGTTGTTACAGAGCGCTGGATGTTTGACTGCCCATTTCCGTATCGTTCCGTTCCGGAAGTTTTTAAAGAACTTAATAAGGGCAATGATAACAAAGCTTTTGTTACCATCGTCCTTAATGAGTTTGTGTGCTGAGGATTTTATGAAAACGATAAGATTTAACGATCCTGCCGTTTTTGAACGGCTCGAAGACAAGGCGATAGACGGTGTTCTCGACTACAGCGACTTCCCGCCCGCGGAGTACAAGTATTTTTCGAAGCTCTCAAAAGTCGGCTACAACAATCGTGTTAAGGGTTGGGCGGTCGAGATCTGTGAGCAAAAGCAGAAAGAGCTCCGAGCCGACTACGCCCGCGATAAAGAGGAAGCGCAGCGTGTTTTTAATCTGCTTAAGCAAGACAACGACCGCCGCATAAAATACAACGCCGAGATCACGATGATCTATAAAGCCGACGATATCTACGGGATCCTTGACAGCGCTCTTGCAGCGCTCGAAGCTGTGATGGACGAGCCGGGACTTAAGGCGAGGATCGAGAAGAAACTTGAAAAGATGTATGAGGTGATGGAAAATGATCGATAGAAGGATTCCGCCGTGCTATGACTGCGGCGCATGGGACGACGAACGCGAGGGCTGCACGATGCCGTCGCTCGACAGGCTGTATGCTTGCCCGCTGGAGGATGAGAGAGCGACTGAGTACGTATCTCAACTCACTGAGTTTTGGAAGGAATTCATAGACGCATTACACAATGCAATTGTGGAGTATAGAACACAGGGACTTAGTGACGAGGAGATAAAACAAATGCTTACTAAGCCTGACGAAGGAGAGGATTGGGAGGAAACAGAATGAACGATGATTTAATCAGCAGACAGGCGGCAATTGATGCACTGAGAGACGCAGAAAACCATGCTTTCAACTCATTCTACAAAGGCTTGATAAAGGCTCATAAGATTATTGTAGACTTGCCATCCGCACAGCCAGAAATAGAGCCGAAAACAGGACGGTGGATACCCTATAGGTGTGATATGTATGAGTGCTCGGTCTGTCAGCGAATACATACAAGTATGGATGTGGAGGGGTGCGATGCGGAATATTGCCCGCACTGCGGCGCAAAGATGGAGGGAGAAGCGGAATGAAAGTCTGTGATATGGATTGCTTTAACTGTAAGTTTCCCGACTGCATAAAAGAAGATGTTTACTCCGAAAATGCAAGATATTGCAATAGAAGTGAAGAGTATAAGAAAAAAGCACGTGAATATGCAAAGAAAAAACGTGATGAAGCACGAGCTAAAGGATTTTGTATCATTTGCAGGAAAGTGCCTGCTACACATGGGGCAAAATGTTATGAGTGCTATCGTAGACAAAAGAGATATGACAGAAAGAAGAACACCGGAAAAAGACAGATGAGACATGCACTTGGTTTATGCTACTTCTGCGGTGCTCCGCCTAAAGAAGGTTTTCGAGTTTGTGAAAAACATTACAGCATATATCAAAAAGCCGGTGCTCACATGGGTTCCCATCCGAATACGCAAAAGGCACGAGAAGAATATAATAAGTGGTTCTGGTGTCACAACGCAGGAGGGAAGAATGGAAAGTAATTGTAAATTTTGCGGCAAAAAAGTTTCCTCAGAAAAATACTTGAGCAACCCAAGCCGTTATTGCGGCGAATGCAGCTCATACTGCATGAAGCAATGTCCTAAAGCGAGCTTGTGTTCTACGAGCTGGCATAAAGAGCCGTGCGTATCCTGTGAACATAATCCTTACAGAATAAAGCACACATGGAGCGGAAAGGAGTGGATCAAGAAGTGATAGATATTGAGGGATTTCAGAATTACCTGTACGAGGAGGAACTGTCGAAGAACAGTATCGCTACATACGTCAGAGGTGTTCAGCGTTTTGCAGAATTATTCGATGAGGTAACGAAGCCCAATCTGCTTGAATTTAAACAGTTTCTGATGTCGAACTTTAAGCCGCAGACAGTCAATTTGAGATTAACGGCAATGATGAGATATTGCAAGTATAAGGGCATTAACGAGACGATTAAACTTGTCAAAGAACCTAAGAAAACGCATATCGACAATATAATAACAGAAGATCAGTACAATCGACTTATCGATGGACTGAGATCAGACGGCGATTACCGTTGGTATTATCATGTCATTCTCTTAGCGAAGACGGGAATGAGAATTTCGGAGGCTCTTCGAGTTACCAAAAAGGATATTCTTTCCGGCAGCGTGACAATGCATACGAAGGGACACATGAGGACTATTTATTTTCCGAAATCGCTGATTGAAGAGATGAGAGAATATCTTGAGCAGTTTAATGATCGAGATACGATTATGATAAACCACAACGGAAAAGCTATCACTTCAAGAGGTGTTTCGGGAGAGTTTAAGAAGTTGGCGGATCGATATGGTATACCGAGAGAAAACGTACATCCGCACGCATTTCGTCACTTTTTCGCTATAGAATTTTTGAAGCGCAACAACAATATCGCACTACTCGCTGATCTTCTCGGTCACGGAAGCGTAAAGATCACACAGATTTATTTAAGACAGTCACAGGAGCAGCAGCGCAAGGCGGTCGATGACGCAGTGGACTGGTGAAAGGAGAAAAGGAATGAGGGAGATCATATTTAGAGGTAAAAGCCGCTATTCTGGCAAGTGGGTAGAGGGATATTTCAGTATGGAGGTCGGCAAAATCCCATATATTCAATGGCTTGAATATGATGATGCGTACGACGAGGAGGTTGTTGAAGAGTGTGCGGTTGAACTCGAAACCGTCGGGGAGTACACGGGAATGAAAGACAAAAGCGGCAACAAGAACAAGATTTTTGAGGGGGATATTGTAGATGTCGATAACGCTCTTGTAAGTGGGCGATTCTGGGTCGAATACGGGGTGTCGGGCGCATTCATCGTGAAGGATAAGGACGATAGAAGATATTTTCTCGGTGGCTGCAATTGTACTGTAATCGGCAACATTCACGACAATCCTGAGCTGCTGGAGGGAGGCATAACATGAGGATCATAAAAGAGGGAGACATAAACAAGTTACTTAAGGTGAAACAATTCAGATGTTTGAAATGCGGCTGCATTTTTGAAGCAAACAATAAAGAATATAGGTGGTATGACAGTGGTCAATGCTATGATTCAGGCTTTGAGTGCAATTGCCCCACGTGCGGCAATTGGGCTTATGAATATCGTAGCGGCGAGCATTAAAAGGAGAGTAACAATGGATATTAATTTAAAGCCTTGCCCGTTCTGCGGAAATAAAGCAGCACCCAAAATTATGGATCAGAACCAGGCACTGTGGAGAGACCCCGATTATGATGGGGATTTACGTATTGTTGTATGCTGCGCAGCGAGAAATGGCGGCTGTGGAGCTTCTACCGGATTTTGTGATAACGATGATGAAGCTGTCGCGGCTTGGAACAGACGAACCGCCGATGACACAACGGATATGTGGGCGTATGTGTGCGGATACAAGGAGTGATTACGATGGATAAGATCACAGACGGATTGAAACACGACGGCGGCAAGCCGAGACTGTCGCTTGTACCTGCCGAGGCTATCGAAGCTATCGGTGCAGTTATGACGCACGGTGCGGAGAAGTACGGCAAGGACACCTATAAGCAGGTAGAGCCGGAAAGATACCGTGATGCACTTATGCGGCATATTTGCAAGTGGTTAAAAGATCCGCACGGGAAAGACGAAGACAGCGGACTGCCGCATCTGTGGCATATCATCACTAATGCGGCATTCTTATGCGAGCTTGACAAGCCAACGGAAGCAGGCACGTTCGACAGCGCAGTGCAAGATATGTGCACCGCACTCAAAAATTTCGGCGAGTGTATAAGGGAGGAATGAATTTGACAGCAAAAGAATACTTAAACCAGGCTTACCACCTCGACCGTCAAGCCGAGATGCTCATAGCGAAGGCTGAGAAGCTCCGCAGCAGCCTTTACGGCAAAGGGGTATCATATGACGGGAGCAAGGTCAAAGGCGGCACAGGAGGCGATCTGAGCGATACTGTGGCGCAGGTGATAGAGTACGAGCAGCAGTCTGCCGATGTGATAAAAAAGCTTATCGGCAAGCGCATAGAGATCGAGAGAGTGATCGCGGCGGTACCCGACGCGGATCAGCGTGAGGTGCTGGAGCGGCGATATCTGCTTTATCAGCCGTGGGAAACATTCTTTGACAAACGCACAGGGCAAAAGGTGACGGGTATTGACGAAGCCATGAATTACAGCGCAAGGCAGATATACCGCTTTCACGGGAAGGCTTTGCAAAAGGTTGAAAACCTTGTCAGCGAATGTCAGTGAATGTCAGTTGTAAATGTGGTAAACTGGTATTGTGAGAGTAGGGCGAGGCGCTGAGGGACACAAGCGACAGCAATGTTTCTCAGGCTCGTCACACACTTGCGCTGATTGGTTTGTTTCTGGTGTTATGTGTACCTTCTGAAATCGGGGACTGTGTGTGCAGTCCCCACATACCGCGGAGTAGAGTAACGGGTTACTCATCAGCCTCATAAGCTGAAATGATATCGGTTCGAGTCCGATCTCCGCAACTTGATTTTTTCTTCATTTCTCTGAATCTTCTAAAATAAAAACGCAAGAGCCGTCCCAATCGGGGCGGCTTTTGCGTGGGCGTATGAGAAATTATGAAAGGACGGTGAGGTAATGCCTAAATTGACCGAAAAACAAAAAAGATTCTGCGAAGAGTACCTCATCGACCTGAATGCAACGCAGGCGGCAAAGCGAGCCGGGTACTCTGAAAAAACAGCCTATAGGATCGGCGCTGAACTACTTCAGAAAACCTCAGTTTTGGATTTTTTAAGGATACTAAGGGAAAAGCAATCGGAGCGTACCGGCATTACCGCCGACGATGTTCTCCGAGAACTGAAAAGTATCGCATTTACAGAAGAAGTCGAGATCTCCGGCAAGGAAAAAATGAAAGCGCTTGAGCTGCTCGGCAAGCACCTCGGAATGTTCACGGGCAGCACTGCCGAGGATAAGGCGATCCTCGACAAGCTCGACGAGGTTCTCGGAGGGATCAAGAGTGAGTTTTAGCGCAAAACAGCAGGAATATTTTCGAAACGCTACGCACCGATGGAATGTCAAGACGGGCGCGACGCGCTCGGGCAAGACCTACATGGATTATTATGTTATCCCGAAACGGATTCGCGCCGTTGCCGAAAAGGACGGCCTTATCGTGATCCTTGGGCATACAAAGGGAAGCTTGCAGCGCAACATTATCGAACCGCTTCGAAAAATATGGGGTACGGCACTTGTATCTGATATCAAAACGGATAATACAGCGACGATGTTTGGTTCACAGGTTTGGTGCCTCGGAGCGGATAAGATCTCACAGGTAGATGTGATTCGTGGAATGTCTGTAGCGTATTGTTACGGCGACGAGGTCGTAACATGGCATGAGGGCGTTTTTACAATGCTGAAAAGCCGTCTTGATAAGCCGTACAGTCGTTTTGACGGCACCTGCAATCCCGACAATCCGCACCATTGGTTTTATAAATTCCTTTACGAATCGAATGCCGATGTTTATGTGCAGGAATATTCGCTCTATGACAATCATTTTTTGCCCGCGGAGTTCGTCGAAAATCTTGAAAACGAATACCGCGGCACCGTTTATTTCGACCGATATATTTTAGGTCATTGGACGGTCGCCGAGGGGCTGATTTACAAACTGTTCGCCGATGACGCGGCGCACGGCAGATCGATGTTTATATCCCAGAAGCCACAGCTTTCGAGAATCGTGATCGGCGTCGATTTCGGCGGGTCGGGCTCGGCGCACACATTTGTCGCGACGGGCGCGGACAGGGGTTTTAACAGGCTTTACGCGCTGCTCTCAAAGCGTGTGGAGTGTAGGGACGAAAGCGGAAGACAGATCGACATCGATCCCGACAAGCTCGGGCAGCTCTTCTGCGAGTTCGTCTGGCAGGTGATCGCGATGTTTGGCAATCCCGAGGTCGTTTATGTCGATTCCGCCGAGCAGACCTTAAGATTAGGTCTGCGATCGACGGCACGAAGGTCGGGGCTTTCGTGGCTTCGGATAGAGAACGCACTGAAAACTTCGATCAACGACAGAATAAGATGTACGACGCGGCTGATGGCTCAACGTCGGTTTTTTGTTATGGACAGCGGCTGCGAAAGCCTTGTCAGAGCACTCGAGACCGCCGTGTGGAATCCAAAGAATCTCACGAAGGACGAACGGCTCGACAACGGTACAAGTGATATCGATACGCTCGACGCGTTTGAGTACACCTTCGAGCGAGATATTGCGAGATTCATCAAATATGAATAGGTGACGATATGAATTATACGACAATGTTCGGCGCGGTCATAAAGATTCTCGGGCAAAACAGTGTGCAGTACGGCTTTAACGCAGAAATGGCGGAGAAGATCGAGCTGTGGTCGAGAATGTACGAAAATAAAGCGCCGTGGCTATCTAAAAATATCCTCAGCGCAAACATTCCCGCGACGGAGGTCTATGAAACGGCAAAGCTCGTTCTGCTCGAGTTTAAAAGCGAAATCACGGGTAGCCCGTGCGCCGATTATATCAACAAAATTTATCAGGAATGTGTTATCAAAGGGCTGTCGCATAAGGTCGAGTACGGTCTTGCGAAGGGCAGTTTTATAATCAAGCCGATCGCCGACAAGGAGGGCATACGCGTTCAGTTTGTGCAGGCGGACTGCTTCTTTCCGATCGACTTCGATTCCTCGGGCGAGTTACTGAAATGCGCGTTTGCCGACCAACTCAGGTGCGGGAGGTCGATCTACACTCTCATTGAGATCCACACTCTCAACGGCGGCGTTTATACGATTGAAAACAGGCTTTTTCGCTCGGAAAACGACGGTTTGCTCGGCTCGGAAACAACTCTTTCGGAGATCGAGAAATGGTCGAAATTGCCGCGTGAGTTCAAAATAGTGAATGTGCCGAAAATGCCGTTCGGGTTCTTCCGCTGTCCGATGGCGAATCAGGTCGATTCAACTTCTCCGATCGGCGTATCGATGTACTCGCGCGTAGTCGAGCAGATCGCGGAGGCTGATCGCCGTTACAGCGGTATTTGCTGGGAATACAAGGGCACGCAGCTCGCAGTGCATATTGCGGAGTCTATGCTTGAATACGACGCGGACAACGACAAATGGAAGTATCCGGGCGGCGAGGAGAGGCTTTATCGCAAGGTGCAGTACAATGCGGGCGCATCCGAGAAACCGCTCATAGATGTGTTTTCGCCGCAGATCAGAGCGACGGAGCTTTTCACGGGATACAATAATCAGCTTCGCATGATTGAATTCGGATCAAGCCTTGCATACGGCACGCTTTCCGACCCGAGCACCGTCGACAAGACGGCGACAGAGGTTAAATACTCGCAGCACAGATCGTATTCATTCGTGTCGAGCGTTCAGTTGGCGCTCGGGCAGGCGCTCAGAGATTTTGCGGACGCGTGCGCGTTCTGGATCAGCGTTTACGATCTCGTTCCGATCGGGGATTATGAGGTATCGTTCGACTTCGACGACAGTATCATCAACGATCCTATCGACGAGCGCGAGCAGGATCGCCGTGATGTCGCGATAGGCGCAATGCCCGTGTGGGAGTACCGAATGAAGTGGTATCACGAGGACGAGAAAACGGCGCGCAGAATGACCGACGAGGCGAACGCGGGGGTGCTTGAATAATGTTTAGGCCGGGCGAGATCGAGGGCGCTTCTCTCGGCGTAGAGGGCGCGTTCTCCGAGCTGGAAAGGCGCATTATGGACGACATTGTGCGGCGCATAAGGATAAACGGAGAGATCACACGCAGCGCCGATTGGCAGCTGCACCGCCTGCATGAGCTTGGAGCGGGCGACGCGGCGGTGAGAGCGTATATTCAAGACTGCCTGGATTATTCCGACAGGCAGATGACGCAGCTGTATTACGGCGTGCTTCGTAAAGGCTACTACCGTGACGGCTCGTTGTATCGCGGGACTGGCACGGACATGATCCCGTTTGAAGAGAACGACGACCTGCAAAGGCTGATAGAAGCCGTATCACAGCAGACAAGCGGCGAGATGAAGAACATCACGCAGTCGCTCGGGTTTGCTGTCAGACAGAACGGGCGGCTGCGCTTCCTGCCGATAGCCGACTATTATCAGCGCACGCTCGACGGCGCAATGTTTGACATATCGAGCGGCGCATTCGATTACAACACAGTTCTGAAGCGCGTGACAAAGGAGCTGACGAACAGCGGCCTGCGCACAGTGGATTACGCAAGCGGGCGCAGTATCCGTGTAGAATCGGCTGCGCGTATGTGCGTGATGACGGGCTTTTCGCAGCTGACCGCAAAGGTCAACGAGCAGAACGCCGAAACGCTCGGCACAGAATACTTTGAGGTAACATGGCACGGAGGAGCACGCCCCGAACACCAGGTGTGGCAGGGCAGGGTGTACACAAGGGAGCAGCTCGGCACGGTGTGCGGCTTGGGTGCCGCCGACGGGCTTTGCGGCTGCAACTGCTACCACGACTACTACCCGTTTATTCCCGGACTTTCGGAACGGGCGTACACCGACGAGGAGCTTGAAAAACTCAACAGCGAGGAAAACACCCCGAAGGAGTACCACGGCAAAGAATACACGGCATACGAAGCCACACAGCGGCAGAGGGCGCTTGAACGCACCATGCGGGCGCAAAGGCAGACGATACATCTGCTGCAAACGGGCGGCGCAGACGACGAGGACGTAATGCTCGCACGGGGCAAGTACAGAGCGCTGTCGGCGGAGTACACGAATTTTTCAAAGGCTATGGGGATTCCGCAGCAGCGTGAAAGAGTGACCGTTGACGGGCTTAAGAATGTCGGACAGGGCAAATACACTATACCTGGCGAGAGTAACAAAACGATACAAAAAAATTCTACATCAGGGAATGTTGCAAAATCAAACGGAAATGGTATAATTATTTCAGGAAGTAAAGATTATAACGATGTCGTGAATAATCTTAAGTCTTTAGGCGTATCGTATAATAGAGTTGAACGACATATTATACCTCCGAGTGAACAGCGAATTATTAGACGATTAGGCGGGGGCGATAGAACCAATGGTTCTTGTACATCGTTAGCCTTCGCTTATGCAGGGAACAAAGCCGGTTTAAATGTTCTGGACTTTCGTGGAGGTGATAGCTGCGATTTCTTTACCAAGAATAAAAACATTGAAGCTATAACGAGGCTTAATGGCGTTCAGGCTTCGATTGTCCGAGATACAAACGACTTTAAAGCAGTAGGTACTCTCGTCAAAAATATGAAAGAAGGTAAAGAGTATATTCTTTCTACAGGAGCGCACACAGCTGTGGTCAGGAGAACGTCAAGTGGTAAAGGATATGAATATCTGGAATTGCAAGACGTTTCAAAAAACGGCTTTAAACCGCTTAACACTTCTGTTTTAAAAGACAGATTTGACTGTAAAAAATCTCATAAATCATTCGGGCAGACTTTACAAGTAAGGAACTTTTTATTTGAAGTAGATTCTTTATGCAACAGTGACGAGTTTAAGAGCATTTTAGGGTATATTAATACAGCGAAAAAAGATCAACAGAAAGGAGTTGGCGGCTATGTTAAGTGATTTTTATAAAGACGATGATAATAATACGATATATAGAATAGATGATCTTGACAGTAAAGGTAAACTTCTTTTTAGTTTTGACAAAATTCACATCTTGAATTTATGGACAGACTATCCGACAAAATTTACAGATGAACAGAAAAAGATCTTTGATAGAGAATACCCGTTCTGGGCTGATTTCTTTAAAGATCGAATATAATATTTTAACCGCCCCGCGTCACGCTCGGCGGTTTTGTTATGCCCGAAAGGAGAACACCATGCTTATAAAACTGCTTGAAATTCTCATTGCGGTTATAATCGCGGGAATCGTTCTGAGATTATTGCTCGGAATAATCATAATGATATTAGAGTTTCACGATTTTGGAGGGAGGTGAGAACATGGGCAAATACGGTTGTACAACATTCGGACGTGCTTGCAGTTACGAAAAAGACGAGATCAAGCACGCATTAAACGGAGAGGTGCTTGCAGCTTGGGACGAAGACGGGCGGCATTGGGAAAAGGCTTCAAAGAAAGAAACTGACAAAGTTATTCTCGGAGCATATGATCAGCTTTTCTATCAGGCGGAGCAGCTGAGAACGTCGGCTCTTGCTATGGAGAGGGTCTACGGCGCGATCACTCCCGAAGACTTCAAAAAATACATGCGTTTCGTTGAAGAAGAACGCAGAAAACCGAGTGATTACAAATTTGAATACAAAGACTAAGCACCAACGCAAAACGCGAAGGTGCTTTTCTTATACCCGCCCTTTGGCTGCGGAGGGCTTAAAGAACGCGGCTTCGTAAGCGGAAAGTTACACGCTTAAAACAACTCAAAAAAACGAAAGGACGAAAAAACATGAAAACA